AATCTAGGTGTAACTTTCGTGGGCAAGTATGCAAGTATTTGTGAAGGGATAGAAGTAGCAATACCACCAAATCAAGTTTTACCTCATACACATGAAATTAAGACAAAAAAATAGATAAGATCCGACAATCTTATCTATGCTAAACCAATCTTTGGAGTTAAGTATTAGCTCGCCCTTAACTATTGAGCTAGGCTTTGGTTAAGAGTTGCCAATACTAAAATATTATTATACCTTATCTTTTTTCTTTGTCAGTTTTTTTATAGCATTTTTAACTAATGGTTTTATAGCATTGAGAATAAGAGGAGATGTCGCAGCGATAATACTAATGGTAGCCACGTTAAGAGCAGCACTAGGAGAAGGAAGAAAGGAATCAACAAATGTAACTGATTCGTATTCCGCGATACATTCAATGCCATCTGATCCTCTCCTATAAGATTTAATTCTTTCAGTGCGAGCCTCTGAAGTATATTCTCCAATTCTACGATCATTTTTGTCAGGGCAATCAGGTATTAAAAGTTCTTCATCTTTCTTTTTTGGTATCTCTGTCTTTGGTGGTTTTCCTTCTTGTAAATTTTCTGGTTTTGTAACTGGTGCTGCCTGTTCTGTAATAATTAAATTTTGTGCATCATATATTAAAGGTGTAAATGATGGAAAAGGGCAATCAGATATAACACCATTCGGATCATCTAATATAAGATTTCTGTTGCCTGTGTTTCTTGTGTCTCTATGGTAATAATTACAGCCTATGACATCAATATTTGAATGTTCGTAATTAGGTATATAAGTCTGGGGTAAATGTATTTCTGGAATTATTATTTCTGGTATAACAATTTCTGGTATTTCCATCAAAGTGGCAATGATTTACCAGTAGATGTTGGTAATTTTTTATCAATCTGTGTTGGTAAAATTTCTGTCACTCTTTCCATAACTTCATTCATTACTCTTGTCTTAAATTGCTCTGACGAAAAATATTTGTAAGCATAGACACCACCGCCTAACATTGACGTAGAAATAATAAAACTTAAAATAGATAATATTTGGGAGATTTTAGCCATGAGAGAAGCCTTTGCTAAAGCATTAGTACCTGTCACCATTATAACTTTTTGCTCTATATGTGCATTAGCTCCACTCTATGTTTCTCTGTCAATAATGACTAAAACAATAAACTCAAAGCCAGTTAATTAAAATTTATACTTTAAACCAACCTTAGTTCCATAGCTGTTAGTGTCGTCAGTCACTATAGAAAACTCACCGTAAACATCAATATTTTTTGATGCGACTACATTACCACCAACTTTACCAGAAAAGTTTGTCTCTGAATCTGCACCATCTGGGTTGTTAAAATACGCACCACCTTGAATGTAGTAGCTACCAAAAGCATTACCATTTTCATAACCAAGATGCAAATCAGTACCAGAACCAGTGTAGTCTTTGCCTGTATAAGAACCATTGTTTTCTACGTTCACATAAAAACCAGCAAATGCAGGTGTTGATAGTGCTGAAGCAGCAGCTATTGTTAGTACTTTTTTAAGCATTATTAAAAAGAATAAAGCTCAATAATAATCGTTTTTAAATTAAATTCAACTTTCGGGTGTTTCTGTTTGTGATTCGTCCTGTTTATTTTCTTCATCTATCTGTTGTTGAAGTATCTTCATTGCACCTGTAGTCTCATGCAAAGCAACAACTAACTGTTCTCTTTCAACAGCTAATTGTGTTAGTTTTTCCTGTAAATTCATTTATTCGTAAGCTTTTTTACCATCAGTGATCGCTTTATCTATATCTGTAAATGATTCAGATGTCCAAATAGAAGTCGATCCATCAACTTTTTTATAGCCCTTGATAATTTCAAGATGCTCTACATTACGCTTGATCTTATCCTTGTATTCGTCATCAGTTTCATCTGATGTCTTGGTGGTATTGATGACAGTTACGCTATCACCAGCAGCAGAGAAAATTGCTGCAATTTCATCTGCGGTTCTTTCTTCCATAATTGAAAATAGATTTGTTTACAGTTTACCCTGCTTCGAGGGCTGTGACTTTTGCGGATAACTCTTGTATTGCTTTTACTAATACAGGAATCAAATGTTCTTGTTTTGCTTCAAGTCTTTCTGGGTTTTTCTCTAATACTAAATCTAAATAATCAAAATCTTTTTGTGCTTCTTGCAATTCTTGTGCAATAAATCCAGCACGATATAATCCGTCTTTAATATTTCCATCTCTTGTTTCCCACTTAAATTTTCTTGGCAACAGTTTATTAATTAAATCTAAGCCAACAGGTAAATTAATAATTTCTGTTTTATCTCTTCTATCAGATAATGAACTGATAGAGGTATCATTACACCTTAAATTATCATGATTTGAATTTCCAAGTGTAATATCATTACTTGCCGTGGCACTTGTATTTTGAGCATCTTTACCAATAACAATATTATTTGAACCTGTTGTTATATTATCTCCAGCAGATTTACCGAGACATACGTTGTCATTTCCTGTAGTAATATTTGTACCAGCATCAACACCAACACCTACATTGTTTAGAGAAGTCGTTATATCATGCAATGAATTTTCTCCAACTGCTGTATTTCTTGCAGATGTTGTACTGTTTTCCATCGAGCGGTAACCAATGGAAGTATTATCATTACCTGTTTCATGGCTACTCAGAGCATCTGTGCCGAATGCTGTGTTGTTAGAAGCCGTTGTGTTTGATTGTAAAGCTCCTTGTCCAACTGCGGTACAATTATCAGCCGTAGTATTTGCGCCTAAAGCACCCTGACCCACAGCAGTATTTTTACTTCCTGTTGTATTAGCATCTAAGGTTAAACTACCTACCGAGGTGTTATTAGCTCCAGTTGTGTTTTCTGCTAAAGCAGCACGACCAAAAGCTGCATTGTTACTAGCAGTTGTATTTTTCCCTAAAGCAGATACTCCCATAGCTGTATTATCACTACCAGTAGTATTAGCATCTAGGCATAAAGAACCAACTGCGGTGTTCTGCGCTCCAGTTGTGTTTAAAAGTAGACAGTTTATGCCTACAGCAGTATTATTATTTGCTGTAGTATTTGCATTTAAAGCTTTTCTTCCACATGCTACGTTCGATACTCCAGTTGTGTTTGCTCCTAATGCTGATTTACCCACCGCAGTATTATTAGATGCTGTTGTATTTAAAGCAAGAGCATCAGATCCAACAGCTACATTCTCGGCTCCAGTTGTGTTTGCTGTTAAAGCACTATTACCAATAGCAGTGTTGGTGCTTGCTGTAGTATTAGAGTCTAATGCGTTTTTACCTACAGCAGTATTGTCACTACCAGTTGTATTTGCGTTTAATGCAAATCTTCCAACAGCAGTGTTATCAGCACCACTTGTATTTGCACCTAAAGATTCAAAACCAACAGCAGTGTTATTAGCACCAGAAACAGAAGCATCTAAAGCACTTTCTCCAAGAACAGTGTTACCAGCAACAGAGTTTGCTCCTTTACCAATATTTACAGAATTTACAGTTCCATCAACAGCAAAAGCTGGCCCACCAGCGAGCGTAAATAAATTTACATGAGCATTATTAGCAGTATTTCTTAGCTGCATAATACTTGATGTTGTATTAGCAAAGAATTGGCTTGCAAAATTTGTTGAGGGTGCTGAAGATCCAGAATTATTACTTGAAATTGCTAATAAGGCATTATTTATATCAGCCCTGACGTTTGCTCCAGTGGAGTTATCTATTACATAGTCGTGTTGTGCCATTTCCTAATCCAAAATTTTCTCTAAGTATATCCTAAACCAGTATTAACTACCACGCCCAAAGCCTGTTGCGGCATATTTAAAGTTTCTGTTTACATTACTAGATCCATTTTTTATATCTATATCGAAACCGCTTCCTGTGACGTTTGACAATGTAAAGAAATCACCTGATGATTGATTTTCTATTGTTATTCCTATTGATGGTAAAACAGAGTTAGCAGCAACACTTGTTCCTGATTGGCCTGTAAAAAAGCTGTTGCTAAAAACTATTGACTTAGTTGAAGTGCCACTTGCAATAAAACCACCTGTTGATGCTGCTGCATTACCAAGACTTGTTTCTGTTCTGCTTTCAAGTTCTGCTGTATAACCTAGCTGGTCAATCTCAATACTTTGGGCAGGGTCGTCAGAATCCATATCACATCTAAATTTAAAACCTCTTGCAATATATGTTCCGTTAACAAATGGGTTAAATTGTGAAAACTCTGCCGAATATGTACAGTTTCCGCTTGTAGTTAAAGAAGTTGCAGAAGTCAGTGTAAATGTGTTTGCATCAGGCACAGTTTTTATTTCATAATCGCCATCAACACCTGTTCCAGAAGTAAAGTCAACAGTGACAAAACTACCAGCAGAATATCCATGTGAGGATTTTGTGATTGTAATTGTTGTACCTGAGATTGCATAAGTGGCTGATACTGACAAATCAGGATCAGAATCAGTTGTTGCAACTAATAATTTTGCATTCACATCTACGGCTGTAGCTCCGTCAAAATCAGTCCAAATATCAATATTTGCAGTTCTTTTATCAATTAAATCATTTGGTAAAAAACCCTGTGTTACAAAATGCCTTCTTAACCTTAATGGTTGCTTTCCTCCTAAATCTAAAGTATTTGCAAAACTATATGACCCTCCTGTAATATCTACTGCACCAAGAAAATCAAAATCTGTTATTGCATCAAAATCACTGACCCCATCTAATTCATCTAGTGAACCTAAAACTAAACCATTAACTTCATCAGAAAAAAAACAATCTACTTTTGTTCCTTGAAAAGGCGGGCTGTCCAAATCTTCTCTATCTGTTAAAACTGTTAATTTAGGAAAAATATCAGGTTGTGTATTCACATTTGTAATTGTTGCTGTGCCAGAACTAAGCCTTCCGCCATCATCACGAAACTTTAAAAGATAAGTTCCATTTACAATATTAGGCACAATTGATTCACTGATATTCCCAGAAAGTTGGGGCAAAACGTCCACTGCATTTGTAAAAGTTGCACCAGTCGTAAGGTTAGATGAACGGATTACCACGTTTCCACCATGAATAACGTCAACATCTGTTGATTTGTCAAAACGTATTCTTACAAACTGATCTGATAAAGGTTCTATTTGAACATTCTGCACATCTGATGGCAAAGCTGTCTTACCAACAGTTGTAAATGTTGTGGTTGCTGGGTTTGTACTTGGCTTACCTAAAGCGTTATAGCTAAAGACTCTGACTTCATAAGTGCCATTTAAAGTTTCAAAGATTGTAAAATCTGATCTTTTAATACGCTCTGATATAAAGTTTTCATTCTGAAATCTATATTGCACCATATATTCAGTTACACCGCTGACAGGTTGCCATTGAATAAATAATTTACTTACAGCCCTGTTATTTAATACCACTATCTGCTCTGTTCCCTGTAAGCTACTTGGTGCTGGTTTTAATGCAGTAAGTGTTGTTATTGTTCTTGCTGGCAACGCTGTGCCATCTTCTACAAAAGCATATTTATTAGGATCATGTACGACAGCAACAATTTGATAATTTAATAATTCTTGCTCAGTTACAGATACGACTCTAAATGTTTGAAGTTCAACAGATGTATTTTCTATAACCCAAACGCTGTTAGTTTGTGGCACTGAACTAAATGCAGAATCAACAGTAATGGTTGCCCCTGAGACAGAACTTATTGTCCTAGTTTCCAAACTGCCGTCAGATAAAATCACAGATAATGTAGCTGACCCTGATGTCGCTAAATCTGTGTTGTTTTGATCGTCAACAATAATCTGTGTTGTAGAAACTCCTGTTTTTATACGTCCTCCTCTTCTTACCCCTGCTCTCATAGGATCTGCAATATTTATGACAGTTCCAACCCTGACTATTGTTCCGCTTTCTAATGATGCTGTAAATGTAACTGTTTCAGCTTCGTTGTTTTGAGTATATAAAAACCAACGTCCAAGTCTTGCTGCCTGACCTCTTGATGTTGTTGCAAATCCTGACAAATTTTTAGTAACAATCCCGTACTTGGCTTGCAATGCAGTATCTTCCACAGTCTCATAATCTATTTCGGCTGTTTCCATATCAAAGTAGGAAACATTTACAACAGTGAATTTGGTGTCTTTACTAGCACTTGAATAAGAAAAACCAGCTTCAGAAACATTACTTAAATTGTAGATATAACTAGCATCTGTAGGTTTATCACAGCTTATATTTACTGCCCCTGCTGAATAAAAAGGCATTGCTCTCATAACAGAGGCAAGATTATTAATGGTGTCGTACGCGGCACGTTGGCTGTTTAAAACCACATTACAAGAAAATCTAGCCTCCGTACCACCAGCCCCATCGTCTACTTGCTCGCTTGCATATTGACTTGCAGAGAAAAAGCTAAAAACATCTAATGATGATTCTGCAATATGATCTCCAAAACCTTTAGAAGTCGTCAATAAATCATATAAGATCCAAGCTGGATCATTTGAATATTCTTTATCTGTTTTAAAAGTTCCATTAAATGTTCCGCTATAGCTTATAGATCCGTCAGCCCTAACAGTTCCATTATGAGGTATTTTTATCTTTGTTCCTCTGACCCTGTACATTCTTTGAGGCTGATTTGGAAAGGTTTCAGCGTCAAAACGTAAAGCTACATGAGCAAAATTTGCATAGGTTCTTGATTCATTAATTATTTCTGTAAAAGATGACCATTGGAAACTATTTTGCAGCGTTGTTTCTGTGCTATCTGCTGTGGTTCTATTTACTCTGATAGTGACAGGAAAACTAGTCCCAGATGGGAGATTAATTTTATAATCCCTGAAATATGTGCTTCCAGTTCTTCCTTTTACAGTGTCAGTTATAACAGTTGTTGTTGTTCCATCGTTTTCTATGGTTTGAATTGTAAGAGCAACTTTAGCACCATTTATATCGCCATTATCTTCAAATTTTTGTAATTGTGGAAAACCAAGAGTCACTCTTACAGCATCAATATTCGTATCTGTTATCTGTCTTGAAACTGGTGTTGATTGTGTAACAGTAACACCTACGCTAGTTTCTGATTCTGTTTCTGATATATTAGCAATCGCTGTTTGGTCTGAAGTTCCAAATCTAGGCTCAAAAGAAATATTTTTAAAGTTAAAATCTTCATCATTTGGACTTGTACCAGCCGCTTGTTGTAGTACCTGAGTATTATTTAGGAATACGTCTTTGAGAGCAGATATGTTATATTCAGTTGAACCTTTACTACCTGTAGCACTAGGAAAGCCCTCTAGTTCACCAGACCCTAAGAGTTCAATCAGGGTTTGAAATTGCTTTGATTGAAGTGCATCTTTGGGTAAGTTAGGATCTGAAATACCCATAAATTCTGATATAGCAGGAAACACACCTGACCTGACAAGACCAAAAAACGGCATTATGTTGTTCCCTCCACTTGTACAGTATCAATACCAGAACTAATTACAACTGAACCTGTAAAAACTTCTCCATAAATTATAGGCACTGGAACACCAGCCCTTGCTACGTTTTGTATTGACCCAAAACCAAAAGATTGAAATGTAGGATCATTTTGTGAAAAGCTATCAGCCATAACACCACTAGGAATCTCTGGTTGTGGCATTAGAAGTTGTGTTGCTTCGTTAATTAACATATTTGTTCCAATTGTTGTTAAAGCAGTTGCAGCTATACCTCCGATTGCAGTAGCAAAAAATCCTGTTGTGGCCGCAGCCGCAGCCGCACCACCAGCAGTTAATAATCCACCTACAACAACTCCTTTCGCACCTATAGCAATAGGAATAATTTGTATATCATCATCACTTTGTAAACTTAACAAATCCTCTGTTATTTCCATACCTCCCATTTTGATCTTATAAAACTGATTCATCATATGATTTTCCACCTCTGGAAAGTTTGCAATCAAAAAATGAAATGCCTGTTTTGGACTATTAACAGCCGCTTCAAAATAAGACTGCCCTAAAAACTTTCTTAATCTGCCGTAAACTTTTATTTTTTTAAGCTTCATATCTATAAACCTTTTTTGTGGCTTCTATATATCTTAAATCATATAATTCTCTGCAACTCAACTGTCTGATATTGTGATGCAATATTGTTTGATCGCCAATATATAATGCAACGTGATTTAATTT